TGAGAGTATTGATGCATATCAAGATAAAATGGTCAAAGCACGCCAAATGGTTGGAACTATTATACCAAATGGTTTGTATACTAAGAGTGAATTTTCCGTTGACGTTAATAAGTTGACTAAAGTGGAATTGGAGCATAGTTTTTTCCTTCAATCCCAGGGATTGAGAGAAACACCGTATGCTATTCTATTGTATGGCCCATCAGGTGTGGGAAAATCATATCTGATGCGTAAGTTGACAGAACATATATTGATGGTTAATGGATTTAATCATGATGAAAGTGCATATTGTTTTCTAAATTGTCATTCTAAATTTTATGATTCTTTGAAATCAAACACACAATGTATATGTTTGGATGAGATTGCTAATGCCACTCCTGTTACATCTACTGTTAATGAATGTGATTTTATTCTCAATATCCTTAACAATGTATTTTTTGCTGCACCGATGGCAGAAGCACATCAAAAGGGTAAAGTTATGGTGAATAATAAAGTATTTGCAGCCACAACAAATGTACCTAATATTAATGCGTCTTATTGGTCTCAAGAACCGTTAGCCGTGTTGCGACGATTTCAATGTCGCATCACTGCTAATGTTGTGAAGGAATACGCGACAGGACAAATGTTAGATGTAGATAAAGCTTTACGTGACTTTCCTAATGATAAATTGCAGAATGTTTGGCGTTTTAAGGTTGAACAAGCATATGGTATTATGGATAATTCTAATCCAGTTCATGCTACACCTGCATGGCGTACTTTGATACATGACGGTAAATTTATGGAGAGTATTGATATTATTACATTAATGCAATGGTTAGTTATACATTCACGGAAACATTTTGCTAATCAGAAATCAGTACTTCAAAGATCTAAATTTAAGATGGCTGTTTGTGATAAGTGTTCTATGTTTTGTGAAGTGTGTCCTTGTTTACCAGAGGAAGAGATCACTTTTGAACCTGTAGAGAAAGAAGATAAGGAGTTGCAAGTTGGATATTTGGTTTCTTCTATGTTTAATGCTGCGGTTAAGGAGTATATAGTGGACCCTTGGTATGATACAATAACTAACGGAGTTAAGAATGCTGTAATAGAAACATTTGATGTTTTAATACCAACTTATACAGAACGTAGATTGTTTCATATGCATTGTCAAGTTCAAGCAATAGCCAATTGGAAGTATTTTAACAGGTCACGATATAATTGGTTGTATGAAATTACACCACATTGGCTGATGGCAACGAATACCTTTGAAAAGTTATATATGTACTTGGAGAGAAAGAATATGACTAAATTCATGAAACATAGTATGCTAGCTATTACTGCAAGCACCATGGGACTTGGATATTTAGAATGTAGAAAGAATGGTAAGCCTCGTAAGAAAGTGCTTGGTACATTGGCTGCATTTTGGAGTCTTATGAACGTGTCTGCAACAATATATGTAAAGAAGAGGTTTGATAAATTGCTGGCAGAGCGTAGGGATGCTACGTACATACGGGAACAAGCACGTAAGGAATTGCAAAGTGAAGATAAGAATGTTGATTGGCGAGAGAAAGCCTTTCGCATTGTTGGAGGTGCAGCAACACTTGCTGCCGGTGCCACTTTAATTTCGGCTTTAATCTTGTCTTATAAGATGTGGAAATCATCGCAAGAGGAAAAACATTCTTTACTAGATCCACAAAATGAGGATGAAATAAAGTTGCGTGATGCAACTAAAAATCCTTGGAGAACAAATCCCGTGTTTAGTGATGAAAAGAAAGCCACTCACACTGCTGATCAACTAGTTAATAGTATAAGTGGATGTTTATTTGGTATTATAGTGGATGGACTAAGAACGTGTAGTGCGTTTATGGTTTGTTCTGGGGCTATGATTATGCCTTACCATATGTGGTTTGTAGGCAGTGATATGAAAAATGATCCATTATCTGAGATTTCTGTACAAATCGTATCTGCTCCATTTGAGAAAGAGGAAAAGCCAATTACTGGTAATGTTAGTACAATAATGCTGGATTGGGATAATTGTTATCGTATTCCGGCTCAGGATATGGTTATGTGTCAGGTTTTGGCAGGTCCTAGGAAAGATTTGCGCAAGTACTTATCTGAGACACCTAAATTGGGACAATATGTTAGTGTGAGGCGAACTGCTCACACTGGCGAGCTTATTAAAGGATTTGGTGTAGCAACTGATTTCCATAATGAATATTGGCCCGGTTCGGATTGTAAGTATGTGCAATATGAGACACGCCACAATGTTAATTGGGTCGGAGGTGATTGCTGTACGCTATTGATCTCTAATGATGCAAATCCTGTTATTATGGGTATGCATTTAGTGGGAATTAAGGCCAATGCATTGCGAGATAAGCGTGTAGGTTATTCAGCTATACTTGATAAACGTACTATATGCTTGGCGCATGAAGCATTACAGAGACAACTTGGATTGCATGAACTACATTCAGAAGGAGCATTACCACTGACCGTGTGTGGCAAATCTATAAATTTCCAAAGTAAGATTGCTGTAACTCCATTGAATTGGATACATAATGATGTAGAATTTCCAGAATTCACTTATTATGGAACTGTGGATGGTGGTTTTACTGCTACTTCTCAAGTTAGGACTAGCATTATAGCTAAAGACTTGGAAGATATGACTAAAATACCACACGTATGGGGTCCACCTAATTTTAATCCTCCGGATGAAAAGGGGATTAGAAGGAAATGGTTACCATGGTATATAGGATTAGTTGAATTAACAAATCCATGTTCCATGTTGAATGCTAAGGCTTTGAAATGGGCCATTAAAGATTTTTCTCAACCAATAATTGAGTCGTTAATGAAGGGTAGAGTTGATGATGTTCATCCTCTTACTCATGATCAAATACTTAATGGTATTAGTGGCAAGCGTTTTATTGATAAAATGAACTTTAAATCTTCTATGGGATTTCCATTATCTGGAGTTAAATCTAAATATTTAGTGATAGATCCTGAATCTGGAAGAGCTGATTTTATTGATGGAATTTTCTGGGAAGAAATGAAAATTGCTGAACAAAAGTATCTTCGTGGGGAAATGTGTAATCATATCTTTAAAGCTTGTTTGAAAGACGAGGTTACTAAGGTACGTAATTCTGAAGGGAAACTTAAGAAAGCCCGTATTTTCCAGGCTGCCCCCATCACCATGCAACTATTGACAAGAAAATATTATTTGCCTGTGATAAGGTGGTTTTGTATGCATCCTATTTTGACTGAATGTGCTGTGGGTATTAACTGTTTCTCGCTCGAGTGGGAAGAATTGTATTCACATATGACTAAATTTGTTGAGAATGATGATGATGTTGGTATTTTTGCAGGAGATTATTCTGCGTGGGACCAGCGTTGTCCATGTCAGTTAGTTGTGGCTGCTATGTCAATAATGATAAGTGTAGCTGAGAATACAGGTAATTACACTGCAGATGATATCATGGTTATGAAAGGAATCATGACGGATCTAGCTTATTGCCTAGTTAATTTTAATGGTTCACTTATAAGGTTTCGTGGAATGATGCCTTCGGGCCATAATTTAACTGCAGTGTTAAATAGCAATGCGAATAGTTTATTGTTACGTACCATGTATTATCAGATGTGTTTAGAGGCAAACACTTTACCCAGTCCTTTTCGGGATAGTGTTTCAATTAGCACTTATGGTGATGATGTTTTTGGTAGTGTACATAAGCGGATTAGACACATTTTTAACATAAAAATGTATTCTGAAAAGTTGAGAACAAAGGTTAAAATGGGTTTTACTATGCCAGATAAGACAAAGATTATGCCTGATTTCATTCGTAAGGATGATAATAACGCAGATTTCTTGAAAAGACAGTCTAAGTATGTTGAGGGATTAGTTGATAATGGTAACGTCCCAATTAGGGTGGGAGTTATAGAATTGGACTCCATTGTGAAGTCATTATATTGTGTTAAATGCTCTAAAGCACAAGAACGCAACAATTTAGTGGCTACAATGATGTCTGCCTTACATGAATTATTTTTCCATGGTAGGGAAGTTTATGAAGAGTGGTGTAACTATTTGAACATTTTATGTGAAAATCATAAGATGGTTCTTCCTATAGTTGTGCCTACATTTGATGAGCGAATAGTAGATTGGAAAGTGAAATATCTACACAATTTAGAGGTTATTGATGGTTCCCTCTCAGATAACATTAGTAATAGTGTATATCTAAATGAACATCTCGTTGATGTATTGGTTACCCACTGCGATTACAGTGAGGCTTGCATTAACGATTCAATTTTAGAGGACTTAGTAATCGATAAGTCTTCATCTAGAAATCCTGTAGATTGGGGATTATCTAGATTATTCAACAGATCTAATAAAGTCAAAGAAAGTAAAGAAGAAATTGACGGTGTGAGTGACCAGTACACTCGACGGGAATCATCACGTATTGATGATCTGCAGCTACACGCAGGCGGAAGCGAAGTAGTAACAACTTTTAATATTATTGATGGGGACCAATCTATGGTACGTGGAACCATCAATGATATTAATTTAAACACCCAACATATGGATAGTGATTTGAAGGAGTTCTTTAAGAGACCCTTGTTAATACGAACTGTTCAATTATCACCTGATGAAGTTTATGCTGAAGATATTAATCCAGTAACTGAGTATATGTTGAATCCTAGAATTTCAAACAGATTGAATAATTATGCGTGGTTTAAAGGAACAATGTGCGTTAAGTTTGAGACTAATGGTTCAAATTTTCATTATGGTCGATTTATTGCTGCTGTCAATCATTGGCCTACGAATGATACTACATATAATGTATTGGGAACACCAATGACGGCTTGTACTGTATTGCCTCACATTATGATAGATCCAACTGATGCAACGGGTGGGTGTTTAGAGATACCATTATTCCATCCGTTTAATATGATACCATTTAGGAACATATTTGATTTGGTGAATGTTTGTATACGCACTATTAGTCCATTGAGAATGTTGAACACAGCTGACCCTGCTGGTAATATAACTCTCAATGTTTGGGCATGGTTTAAAGATATACATCTAGCTATGCCAACGCAAGCAGATGTTGGATTTTTGGCCCCACAAGCGGATGAATATGATAAGCCAAGTGTAGTGGCTACGTCAGCTGCAAATATGGTTGGACATTTGCGTGATGCACCAATTGTAGGTAATTATGCTAGAGCAACGGAGTTGGCACTTAGGGGTGCGGCACAAGTTGCTAGTGCATTTGGTTATTCTAGACCTACTGTGACTAACGATAATGGTAGGATGATAATACATCCGATAGGCAATTTGGCCAATACTAATGTTGTTGATACGTCAACGAAATTAGCTTTGGATGCCAAACAGGAAGTTACAGTAGATGCAACAGTCACTGGTTTTGATGGTGAAGACTCCATGGATATTGCAGCAATAGCTGGCAAGAGAATGTTGATAAACAAGTACGAATGGACTTATGCTGCTACAGCACCTTCTCAACAATTCATAATGAACGTTACTCCAATGCAGTGTGTTGCTGCCAATTTACCAGCAAGTGCTGATAGTACTGCTTTTCTTATTTCCCCATCAGCTCATATGGCTGCGCCTTTTAAATACTGGCGTGGATCAATGGAAATTACTGTAGAGGTAGTTGCTTCTGCGTTTCATAAAGGAAAGTTACGTATTGTTTATGATCCTTTGGGAGTTATTGATGGTGTTGGTAATTGGAATACTGAATACAACATTAATTATTCAGCAGTCATAGACATTGCACAGTCACGCACTTATACCATGAAGGTAGGTTGGGGAAATTCACGTTCTTATTGCTTAACCACATTGCCAGATGCCAAGAATTCATATGCTATTGGTGGTGGTCCTGATTTCCTTGCTGATAATACAGATAATGCATATGCAAATGGACGATTAGGAATACATATTCTTACACCATTGACATCAGTGGCAGGTGTAGCCACTAATGCGGTTTATGTTAATATTTATGCTAACATGTGTCCCGATTTTCAAGTTGCAGTACCTAAATGTGATGACATATTGGCTTTTTCTACAAATATGATCAAAACCATACCAGAAACTTCAGATTTCCAATTGCAAGCTGGGGAGTTAGAACAAGTGCCAGGACCTATGGTAGCAGAGAATGCTGGTCTAGAAGTGGATTTGAATATGACTAATGAAGATTCGCAATTATGGGAATCTAAATTCAATATGGTACATATTGGTGAAGAAATCAAGTCCATTAGGCAAGTTATTAAGCGATATTGTGTTAACTCATTTTTTCCTTTTCGAGTAGGATATGCTCGTGCTGGTACGGTTTCAACAAACAAGAGCACAATTTTAGCGTTACTACCAGCTTTCCCTCAATATGGCGGTTGGTCAACTTCAGATGTCGCTGATACTGACATTGATTTCTTATTGAGTATAGGTGGCTCTGCTTTTGTCCCTGCTCCTTATCAAAATTGGTTGACATGGTATTCACCTGGTTTTTTAATGAGAAGAGGATCAGTGAGAAATAAATGGGCTATAGAAGGTGGTAATGGAGCAGATTTCCAGATTGAGAATATGACTATAATGAATTCTCCAATATCGACGGGTACGCGGATAGTAGCTGCGACTAATATTACTTACACGCAAGATGCTGATACATTGTGGCTTTGGAAAACCAATGTACACCCCACTACTTCGTGCGGGGCATTTATGAATTACCCTGCAATATCAAACATAATAGATGGAGAAATTCCATACCAATCTGACCGTGGTTGGTATTTTGCTCAAAATAGGAATTTGGAAGATTTCTATCCTCCTCATTCTTTGAGACAGGAAGTGAGTCAGAAATTATTTGTGGTTACTGCTGTATCACAACCATCGACAACAGGCGGCATGCGTCGCTATACAGCAGCCGGAGAAGACTTTAGTTTTATTTATTATAAGTATCCTCCACTAGTCATCAGAACTATTGTAACATCTATCTGATGGCGGTTTTTATATATAAG